AAGACAGGGAGTTCGAAAGCAACACTCCTTATAGACACAGAACCGGTTAAGGAAGAACGCAAGTAAAAATCTCGCGCAACCCCAACCCAGTGTCATAAGAGTGCTTATCTTCAAGTTCTAAACAATCATTGTTTTAAACCGATCGTGTGGTTCTCTATCAATTAAAGTCAGCAACATCACAATTAAGTGAGAGGTATGCCGGCTGCGATAGTACACTACTAGATTCAATGAATTTGTAAAGGACACAAAATAGAAGATACTGCTGCCGTTCCCCAATGTGTATGTGTGTTGCAACTACTTCGAAGCCCCTGAAGGCAAGAAATAGTTGGATTGTCGTTTTTGCTCAAAGATATACTTAATATCTTTTTGCGAAAATATTGTTGGAAAGTTACTAGGATTATAAGGTTCCGGATAGGGAATGTTGGAAAGCAAAGCTTTCTTCCATACTCCAGCCAACCTTCGCTGAAACACCTTCTGTGCCTGTATATTCGAGTCATTGATTTTGTACAATGACTTTATACCTTGGACACGGAAAAGAGCTTCAACGCAGAACAAACCTAAAACGTGTGATTCGTTCGTAAGGGACGTCTGTTCATTAGGCATGGAAAAAAATCCATCCGCATGAAGAGGACCCGAACGAGGGAAAGTAACACGAGAGGTAGCATACTCCCAGACGCGCCAAGGCGCAGACTTCGGCTTAGTAGGAAACTTGAACACTTTAGGGTGTTCATGGATCATACGTGCAAGACGTAAGTCACGATCTGAAGGGGTATACTTGGGTGTGTTGGCTAAGCCAACACCGCCCAATTGTTCAGGAATAAACCATGGTAACTGAATACTGGTCAACTTCGATTTTTGCATATGCAAGAATTGGCACATGATTCGGTCTTCAAGCACTGACGGGGCCATGCTAACCAAAGCTCGAGAAATCGAACCAAGGCTAGTAATGTCCTCCGTATCCTTATCATCTCCGGATCTTTTCAAACCGAAAAGAAGTCCGAGGTTGACATATTTAATCTCGCGAAACATACGTGTACGTTTCACAGGTAAATCGTCAACTTCTACGATATAATCCTCCCACCCCTCCGGGTAGCGGATATACGTCATAGAATTGATATTAAGGAAGTCAGACGAGAAATAGGTCTTTCCCATGGATGGGGATAACCCACAGAAAGAACCAATTTTCTCTTGCATACGACGACCCAAATCACTGATGCGAATTATTGCATCATCTCCATTAATAGCTAAAGGACAATCCCTCAAAGACCAACAACGGTCAGAGGAAAGTTCCTTAGCCCATCTACAGATGGCTGCGTTAACAATACACAGTATAGGAAATGAAACAATCGATCCCATAAGTTGACCCATCGTTTGAGGTTTTACCACAGATTCATACTCAATGATATGACCAGTTAGTGCTGCACGGAACGCCGTTGACTCATCGGTGCTAAGATTTAACTCTATGCACAATTGATCAACCGCCGCGTCCGACGCAAAACTCATCATCTCATTGGTAGCATCTACGTAATCCACAGAGAGATACTTTTCGTCCGCCTTTAGTTTAGCGCCCATACGCTTCTGAATATAATCGGTGTCCACAGGACGACCGGTTAACTCAAAGCAAGGGTGCTTCTTAAGAACGGACCATAGTTTTCTCTGTAAGGGCTTAAGCATAGTATAATGATAAGGGGGACCTTTAGAAATCACACGCACTTTCAGTGCTTCCGCTAAACCAACAGGTTTAGCGAACGGTTTCTCGGTCTTCACCTTTTCAACAATACGCTTATAAAGCTCCTTAAAGGATTGCCTTAAACGACTAGTATCCACACGAACCGATGAAAATCGGCTCGTTTCCACAATATGTGTCTGTATTAAATCCTCCTTCGTCTTCAAACCCTCAAGAATATTGGGATCATTTAGAATCTCGCCAACAACTCCTCCTACGGCTCGAGTGTTAATATAATTAGCACTGGTCGAAGGGAAGAATGGCTCAATTCTATCATCCTCAGTATAAGTTTCGCCCGAATATAACTCAGTAACCGTACGACGTATCTGTTTCGACATACTATCAATAGATAGTAGACTCTCAACATCAAACGTGCGCGGCTTCTGGTCATAATCGGCCCAACTCTTAAGGAATTCGTTACGAAAGGGAACAGGTTTTGTCAATTTCTCAAAAGCACTCTTCTCTGACAAAGCAATGGTCTTCTTACATGGTCGGGGCATACCCTTCTTACTGTAAAGAACAGAAAGAATAAAGGTCTCAAAGAG